TCAAGAAGAATTAAAACAGGAGATAGAAGCTAGAAGTTTCTTTTTAGATTAATGGCAGTAGTAAACCAATATAAATTTGTAGGCATAGATGACAGTACAACAGGTAGCGCACTTACACCATTAGGATCTGGTATTCCTGCAATTAATGAAACTATTGTTATTAAATCAATATTAGTTACCTCTGCTGGTACGCCTAGTGTAACTGTTGTAAATAATAGTATTACAGCTATAAAATCAGTACCATTAACAGCTAATCAAACAAAAGAATTATTAACCCAACCGCTAATAGTAGAAGGTGGAAAAACTTTTACAGTTCAATCAAGCACTTCAGATTCGTTTGATGTCGCTATTAGCTATTTAAACATTAAGAAAGAGGTAACAACATAATGATAGAGTTAACACCAGATAAAATAATAACTACGATTAAAAACAAAAAAACAGGGGAAGTTTACGAGACTGAAGAAGCCTTAAAAGCTGCTAATATACCTGAAGAGGACGTGCAAAGAGACATAAGAGTTATCATGCCGCCTATTGATTTGTTTGCAAAAACCAAGTAAGGTATAAAACCCTATAAAAGAAGACAAAATTATGGCAATAACAGATATATCAATTTCAGAACAACTAGAGACTAACGCACCATCTATCAAATATAGAGGAAATGAGGGTCCTAAATCTCCAGAAGAAGAAATGATGATGGCTGACGCTTTGTTACAAGAAGAGTATGAAAAATACGTTTACGATTTATTAGAACAAAGACCAGATGCAACACCTATGTCTTTAGAAGAATTTAGAAGAATGGTTATTGGAGATACGTCACGTGGTCCAATTTTACCAAGTCCAGAAGATCCAGTTAATCCTTTCCAACCAAAACCACAAGGACCAGTATTACCTAACAGACAGATGGCAGCGTATGGTGGTATGATGGGTGGTGATGGTAGACGTAGATATGGTCTTGGAAGTTTTTTAAAAAAAACTGTTAGAAAAATTATACCAAATGAAATAGCAGACATAGCAGTTAAAGCTGCACCGTTTATTGCACCATTTAATCCACTAGCTGCAGCAGTAGCAGGTGGTCTTGGATCATTTGACAAAACAGGTAGGATTGGTTCATCACTTAAATCTGGATTAACAAACTATGCTTTAGGTCAAGTAGCTAGAGGTGTTGGTGGTGGTATGGAAAATTTACAAGGTATGTCTTTTAAAGTGCCTGGAGGTGGTGAAGGATTAGGAGCTTATTTTAGTAATCCAATACAAAACACAGGTGGACTAGGAGAATTTTTAAATAATAGAAAAACAGCTAAACTAGTTAAAGAAGTTGATAAAATAATACCTACCGCTCAAGGTGATTATGATATTTACGGTCAAAAAATAGCAGAAGCGGGTAGTGGTGGTGTAAAAAATTTAACAGAAAAAATTACAAGTTTTATTCCTGAAAGCACACTCGGTAAAATAGTTTTAGGTGGTAGCACATTTGCTCTTGGAAAAGCTTTATTAGGTGGTGGTCCAGAACAAACTGTATCAGCAATCATGAACCGTGGTGAAGGTTTAGATCTAGAAGGTATTAGAGCAGAAGTTATAGAAGCATTTAAAGATCCAACAGGTGAAAAATTATTAGCACTTAGAACCAAGTATCCTTATTTAGGAAGAGCCGACACTAAAGACATGTCAGCTATGGCTATGGGTGGTAGAATAGGTAAAGCCGAAGGTGGATTAATGGACCTTGGTGGTATGGAAAAAGATTATAGAGCTGAAGGTGGGTTTGTACCTATTGGAAAAGAAGAAAAAGCAGACGATGTGCCTGCAAGATTAAGTGTAAATGAGTTTGTATTTACTGCAGATGCTGTTAGAAACGCAGGTGGAGGAGATATAGATAAAGGCGCAGAAGTTATGGAAAACATGATGAAAAATTTAGAAGCTGGCGGACAAGTGTCTGAGGAATCACAAGGTATGGGTGGAGCTCAAAAAATGTTTGAAGTTTCGGAAAGATTAAGTGAGGTAATATAATGGCTGTACAACAACAACAAATGCTTCCACCACAATATGTAGAAGATCTACAAAAGGATTATGGAACACAATTAACAGCGTTAACTGCTGCACCACTAGATACATCTAAATTTGCACCAGGAGTTGCAGGTTTAGATCAAGCGCAACAAGATGCATACACATTGGCTACAACTCAAGGCCAAGGTATTGGTGCATTTCAACCTTACATTACACAAGCAGGAGCTTACGACACTGCTGCTAGAAATGCTTTAACAGCAGCGGGTGGTTTTTCAGGAGCACAAGCTTATTCTCCTTTTATGTCTCCTTACCAACAAGATGTAATTGATGCAACATTAGCAGAGTATGATTCACAAGCAGCAGCTGGTTTAACAGGTATAGGATTACAAGCAGCTCGATCTGGAAATTTAGGTGGTGGTCGTGAAGGTGTTATGAGATCACAATACCAAAACAAGTCTGACATGAACAGAGCATTGTTACAATCAGGATTATTACAACAAGGATTTACACAAGCAAATCAATTAGCTAACCAAGCTTTCCGTCAACAAGCAGAGTTAGGACAACTACAACAAGGTTTATCACAAAACCAACAAATGTTAGCTTCACAAGTCCCAGGTCTATTTAGACAAGACGTAGGTACTTTAGGGTCAGCGGGCGCGACTCAACAGGCACAAGAGCAAGCTGTACTAGATGCACAAAGAGAAGCAAACAGACTAGCAGCTTACGAACCTTATGAAAGATTAGGTTATCAAGGTCAAGGTATTGCAACTATTACATCTGGAGCACCTGGACAATATCAATCTATGGTACAACCTAACCCTACGCCGTTGCAGAATGCGTTGGGAATAGCTGGAGTTGCTGGAGGATTGATGACTGGTTACGGTGATTTATTAAGAGGACAAAGAACAACATAATGAATAACCTATACAAAAGACCTATGTTTAGAAAAGGTGGATCCGCTAACGGCGGAATTACATCTGGATTACAAACACCTAGACAAGGTTATAACACAGCAGGTTCTGTACAACCATTCAACATGAATCAAAACATGGCAGAGTTTTTAAAAACTGCATCTATTGGTGACATGAAAGCAGCAGCGGATCAAATGTATACACCAAAAGAAAGACCTAACTATGCAAAACGTAGAATAGGTGATTTAATGATTGACTTTGGTATAGACATTGCATCAAGACCACCGATGGGTAGTGGTATTGGTGGAGCAATAAGCACAGCACTAGCATCAGCCAAAGATCCTTTTGAAAGATTTAAAGCATCAAGAGGTCAAGAAGAATTATTAATGCAACAACAAGCAGACAATTTAGATGAAAGAAGAGCTGGTATGTTTAAATCATTGATCGAAGGTCAGTCAGATATATTAGCAGAAAAATCTGGATCAGGTCGTTTTAGAGATGAAGCAGCAGCTGCAGAACTAAGAAGAATTATTCCAAGACTAACAGAATTAAAAGAAAAAAGAAATGATGAAACAGTAAATTTAAGTAAAGAAGAAAACGTAGAATTATTACAGTTACAAGAAGAGTTTAACCTTTACCGTAAAAAAGATGTAGGTCAGGAATTACTTGTTGATATTTATGTAAAAGGAAAGGGTGAAAGATATTTACCTAATAAAATGGAAGAAATATATAATGCAGATTTAAAATTAGGTGCTGATCGTAAATATAAATCTCCCACTGATCCACAAATTGAAAAAGATGCTCTCGATGCTATCAGAAAAGAGATACAACAATTAACATCATCTTTTGCTAGTGGTGGTAGAGCAGGTTTTAATAGAGGTGGTGGAGCAGATATGGGAGAAGTAGAAGTAGAAGAACAAGTTACAGAGACCATGGCCCCCGGACCTATGGCTCAATCAGATAACCCTATAAGTTATGACCAACTAAGAGCAAGATTGCCTAATGAAATTACAGATGACATTGTAGAATTAATGGCTAACAGTGCAGAAGCATTAGAAGACTTTGCTATGATTTCATCACAACAAGATGTAGATTTATTTAATCAAAAATATAGCGTTAACCTAGTATTACCATCGGAGGCGTAACATGGCAGAAACAGCCTACGAACGGTTTCTTAAAGATGTCAAAGATGATGAAGCTGTTGATATAGAAATAAGAGATCCTAAACCATTAGATTTAAATCAAGTTAAACTAAAAATACAAAACGAATTAGCATCACAATCAAAACCTAAAAAACCTGTCAAGTGGTTAGCAATGCCTGACCCTAAAAGTATTCTTGAAATGTATTATACTTTATCTCCACAAAAACAATTAGGAATGGCAATAACAGCCATGACGGATGGTAAAATAAACCTAGGTTCTATGGAAGAAATTAAAGCTTTACCCGATGCAAAAGCCCCTAGTTTTAAAATTAATAACGAAGAGATTACACAAGAAAGAGATTACACAACTGGCCTAGATGAAATAGCAAAAGGTATTAGTTCAGGTGTGTATGATTTACAAAATAGTTTAGGTTCATTATTATTTGCAGGAACAGACTTAGTTTTAAATACAAACTTTATGTCTGACTTTGAAAAAATTATGGAAGAAAGAGAACCCACTCGTCCTGAAACATGGAGAGGTGAGGTTACATCTTTACTTACACAGTACGGTATACCAGGTACAGCTATTGCAAAAATAGCGGGAAGAATACCTGCAGTAGTTAAAATGAAAAAAGCAGCTGACGCTGTTAAAGGAGGTAAACTTAGAAAAGCTAGTCAAATTGCAGCAAGATCCGTAGAAGGTGCAACGATAATTGGTGCAACAGATTTTTTAGCATCTAATCCTGGTCGAGCATCTTTTTTTGTAAACCCAGAAGATACAAAAGGTTTAACAGGTAGAAAAAAAGCAGGAGCAGAACTTAGAAACAGAATTAAATACGGTGCAGAAGGTACTTTAATTGGTGGTGGTTTTCCACTAGTTGGTAAGTTTACACAACTAGGTTATAAGTATGGATTGTCTCCATTTTTATCTAATAGATTTGGTATAGGTGCAGCGCAACTAGGTGCTAAAGGAATTAATACAGCTATGGTTAAACCTGTACAACTGTTACTTGGTAATAAAGTTGTAGCTCCCTTAACTAGACAAGCATCAGAAGGTTTACAAAAAGCAGGAAAGTTTACAATTGGTAAAGTAGTAGCTCCTTTATTAGTAAATGCTAGAGCAGGAAATTTTACAGCAAGTAGATTTAAAACACAGCTACCACCATTTAAGGATTGGCGATTAAAATCTGTAACATCACCTAACAAAATAGATTCAAGTCTTAAAAAAATAGATAACGTTTTATCTTGGTTTAGATCTTATGGTAAACAACCTAAAGATATTGAAG